ATGTTGACTGATGCTGAATGCAGAAATGCGGTGTGTCCAGCAGAGAAGAAGCAAGCTAGGTTTGCTGACTCAGGTGGCTTGTATTTGCAGGTCAGTCCTGGGGGGTCTAAGCGATGGTTTTTCAAGTTTCGAATCGCTGGAGTTGAAAAGAAGCTAGCCTTAGGTAGCTACCCATCGGTTACTTTGACCCAAGCCAGGTTGGCTAGAGACCGTGCAAAGCTGCAAAAAGCTAGTGGCATGGATCCAATCCAAGCCAAAAAGCTGGCCAAGCTCAAAATTGCAAGTACCGGTGAAGCAACATTTAAGACGGTAGCTTTGGAGTGGTTTGCTAAGCAGGCTCCGCAATGGAGTGCAAGTCATGCAACCCGTACAAAGCGCAATTTGCACAAGGATTTGTTCCCCTTCATCGGTGAAAGACCAATGCCGCAGATACACCCTTTGGAGCTTTTAGAGGTACTTAAAAAAGTTGAAGACAGAGGTGCTATCGAAACCGCTAGTCGTATTCTTGATACGGCAGGGCAAGTTTGGGATTACTGGTTGCCTACGGCCCCCCTACAACAACGCAATATCACTGATGGATTGCGTGCACGCCTGACGCCTCGGGTCAAAGGTACGTTTGCGGCCATCCTCGAGCCTTCTGAGTTTGGTGGACTGTTGCGTGCAATGCGAGCCTACAAAGGTGGACCCATCGTAAGAACTGCCTTGCAATTGGCCCCATTGCTGTATGAATCGCCCCGTGTTTTGAGGAGGCTCCAACCTTTGAGAAGATGGAGCTATGAGCAAATCAAATCGTTTTTCCCCCGAAGTACGCGAACGCGCTGTTCGCATGTTGCAAGACCACCGTGGCGAATATCCGTCCACATGGGCGGCCATTGAATCAATTGCACTCAAGATCGGCTGCGCCCCTCAAACCCTTCACGAATGGGTTCGTAAGCACGAAGTCGACAGCGGCGTGCGCGGCGGCACCACCAGCGCTGAGCATGACCGAATCAAGGAGCTTGAACGCGAGAACAAAGAGCTGCGTCGGGCCAATGAGATCTTGAAGGTGGCCAGCGCGTTTTTCGCCCAGGCGGAGCTCGACCGCCGACTCAAGTCTTGAAGCGTTTCGTCGACCAGCATCGCAATACCTTCGGGGTCGAGCCAATTTGCAAGGTTTTGCAAATTGCCCCGTCTTGCTACAGGCGACACGCCGCCCTGCAACGCAACCCACAACTTCGCTGTGCAAGAGCCAAGCGCGATGATGAATTGATCCCTCACATTCAACGCGTTTGGAACGCCAACTTGCAGGTCTATGGCGCGGACAAGGTCTGGCATCAAATGAATCGAGAGGGCATACCCGTAGCCCGTTGCACAGTGGAGCGGTTGATGAAGCACCTAGGCCTGCGCGGTGTACGTCGTGGCAAGGTGATACGCACAACAGTCCCAGACAAAGCTGCGGCCCGCCCGCTAGACAGGGTTAACAGGCAATTCAAGGCAGACCGCCCCAACCAGTTGTGGGTGTCGGACTTCACCTACGTCTCAACTTGGCAGGGCTGGTTGTACGTGGCGTTCGTGATTGATGTGTTTGCCCGCCGTATCGTGGGTTGGCGTGTGAGCAGCTCCATGCGCACGGATTTCGTGTTGGATGCGTTGGAGCAAGCCCTGTACGACCGTCAGCCCGAGCGCTCAGATGCATTGATTCACCATTCGTGAAGCGCGGCGCGATATTTGACCCCAATTTGACGAGATAAATACCGCCCGTCACATTTTCACTGGCTGCAAGATATTCTCACAGAACCCGCCAGCTACAAAAAAGCCGCCTCATGGGCGGCCTCCAAAAATATGCATGCGGTTGCGTCTTTTAAGTTGGCATGAGCTGGCTGGCCAACTTCGGCAGGCTGACTTGGCCAGAGGCAATCGCCTGTAGCTCATCCTCCCCAAACAACTCAAGCAGCCGTGCCGCCCGACGATCCAGCTCATGCTGGGCCATGCGCTGCCAGTCGCTGTAACTGGCCACAGCCATCAGTTTGCCTTGGTCGGCCCGACCGTAGCCCGTGAGGTAATCCGTCAGGTGTTGTTCGATCTCGCTCATTGTCCGACCCTCCCGGCGTGGCCATGCTGCTGGCCAGCCTCAAAAGCTGCCTGTAGCGCACGCCTGATTCCCAAGACGCTGACGTCATGAAAGTCAAGCCGGTCGCTGTGGCGCTCGGTCAAGGTTGCAACACCCAAGTGCTGCCTGGCTATCTGCTCAAACAGCGCCTCAAAGTTTTCTGGATTCATTTTGCGTGCCTTTCTTGCTCGGTTGCGATGGTCGGTACTATCGCTCTACCACGCAAGATTGCAAGCGTCTTGCGACGTGTAAAACCCAACAGTCGCGTAAACGCGACTGCTGGCCATCACACCTTCGGCGGCTCGTAGTTGAAGATCAGCAGCTCGGTGACCTGCTTCACCCCATTCCTGGCCATCGAGTACTTGGTTGGCACCTCGCGGATGACGAAATCCTTGAACAGCTCTCTGATCTCCGGCACGTCATTGATGCTCATGACAAATTTCCCTTTGATGCCCGCCAAGCGGTCACGAAGGATAGTGAAGTCATCCCGGATGAACACCCCGTTGCCGTAGTAGTTTTCGCAGCCCCAATACGGCGGATCAACGTAGAAGACCGTGTCAGGCTTGTCAAAGCGGTCGATCACCGTCTGGAAGGGCTTGTTTTCAATGTAGACCCGGCTCAGGCGCAGGTGGGCGGCTGACAGCTCCTCCTCAATCCGCAGCAGGTTGAAGCGACTCGGTGCGCTGGCCGCTATGCCGAAGCTGGGGCTCTTCAGGCGGGCACCGTAGCCGGTCTTCATGATGTAGAAGAAGCGCACCGAGCGCTGGATGTCCGTCAACGTGGACGGCTCCTGCATCATGAAGCGGTCGAACTCCTCACGGGCGACCAGCAGCCACTTCAGCGTGCGGACGAACTCCTCAAGATGGTTCTTCACCACCCGGTACAGCGTGACCAGGTCGGAATTGATGTCATTGATGATCTCAACCTTGCTCTCCTCCTTGCGGAAGAGCATCCACGCGGCACCGGCAAACACCTCGCAATAGCAATGGTGGGGCGGCAGCAGCGGGATGATGCGGTCAGTCAGTTGGCTCTTCCCGCCTACCCAGGCGAGAAAACTTTTCGGTTTATCTTGTTTCAACATTGCAAGCCTTTTGCACTTGGTAAAAATCGGTTAGGCTAGACCCTGCCTGTACAGGTGGGACGTGCCTTGCCGGGCTTGCTGCGTAATCAGCGGGTTCGGGGCTGGCGAAGGTGTTAGCGCACCCAAGCCAGTCGCCCGTCTTCTTTTCTTACTTGGCCGGGGTCTGGGCAGCGGCAAAAACCGCAGCCACACCATTGGACAGCTTGGTCATATCAGCCAGCACGCCTTGAGCGCCGCCTGTCTTGACCATGTAGGGCAGCTTCAGCGAACCGGACTTCAGCGCCGCGTCAACGACAGCGCCGATGTCGGCCAGCGGCTGGGCTGCGGCATTCACGTCGGCCAGCGACTTCGCCTTGGACAGGGCAACGGTGAGTTGGGACAAGCCAACCACTACCACGCCGAGCACATCGGAAATCACGCCTTCACGGGTCTTTGTGTCAGCGACTTTGTCAATCGCATCACGAACAATTTTTCTGTTCTCTTGCTTTGTCGCATCTGCCCAATGCGCTTCAATTTCGCTACCAGATAAGCCAGCCGATGCCAGCAGTTGATCAGCTTCTTTCGATCGTTCCGTAAAGCCTACGATGTCCATGTGATTCTCCTTGGTTACACGGTATAAATGTCAAACGAACTTCCAGTTGCAGCCGCCTGCACTATGCCGTCAGTCTTGGCTACGTTGCTGCCCAATGTGCATTGCCACAGGCCTGCCAAGATATAGCCCGCATTCTTTAAGCTTCCCACGTAGCACTGCAGTCCGTTGCCCGATGTCAGGCGCACCCGGCCAAGGTAGACCTTACCGAAGAGGCTGTTGTTGTAGTCACCGCCGACGATGGCCGATCCCACGATATTCGACGTGAACTTGTAGTCCAGCGAGATGTAACCGCCCAGGCTGACAAATGAGTCAGTCTGATAAAACGCAATGGCACAGCCCTGTTCAACGGCACAAGAGATGCCCGGTACCAACTGGACGAGTGATGACTCTAAGGAGAACGAAGCATTGATGACCATCTTTACGCCCGCATCATTAACCTTAAATTGGATCGACTTGCGGGCCAGATAAATTGACGTGGTGATGGTGTGGATAAGTGGATTCACCGAATCGCCGGACCCGACCAATGTGATTGTTCCTCGACTACCAACTGGAACTCGTGCGCATGCAGCACTTATCGTTTTGAGCGGCGCAGCAGCCGAACCGTCCGCGCTGGCATCGTTTCCGGTAGCTGAATTGACCCAATACACACGGTCTGTGACTGGAACAGCGGCGAGCGCTGCGGCAAGCGATTGATCGGCTTGTCCTTTCCACGTGGCGACCGCCTGGGTCAATGCGTTCTGAGCCGCAATGGCATCAGAGAGTTGTTGTTCAAGACTCATGATTCACCTCTTTCATAGGTAGTGGTTTTTCAAGACAAGCCGATTCGTGTCGCAGAGGGACTGCAACACGGTGGCCAAGATCGGGGCGACGGTCATGCCCACGTTTGGGGCTTGGGCGGTGACCTGGATCACGCCGTCCACCGCCTCATCGAGCGCCAGGTCAAGGCCCAGCAGCCACTCGAAGTTCTGGCTCTTGTAGCCAAGCTCGGCACCAGCGGTCGACCAGTAATAGACCAGCGTGTTGCCCGCCCAGATGCCCACCTCCCGCACCCAGAAAGCGGATGCGCCGTCGAAGACGGAATCAAGGTGAATCTGGTCGGTGGTCACACGACGACCATAGACCGACACCTTTTCGCGCTCACTGCGCAGGCTGGTGCGGGTGTCATCAATCGCACCGCCACTGTCGCCGATGGAGATGTGCGTCAGGTTCAAGCTGACGCCAGAGTTGTTGGCGTTGAAGGTCGCCTGCCGTCCTGCGACGGTTTTCGTGGGGTGCAAGATCATTGCAATGCTCCTGTAGGTAAAAGCGTGAGCGAGTAGCGCTGGGTCAAGCGCACGGCGCAGACGCTTCGGGTGCGGCAATCAGCCGCCATGCGCGTCGCATCGGGGCGAGTCGTTACATGCACCGACTGAGCGGGTCTGACCACCATTGCCGACCGGGTTCTTGACAAAAGTCCTGCTCCAACACGGGCACGGAATTGGCTGCGTGCTGGCTTCCAGAAGCGCACCATGCGCAACACAGCGTCAGCCCGTTCGGGTGTCAACACGGGCTGGCCTTCTGGCGCATCCGTCAGCAGCAGATCGACCAAGAAGGTGTGCGGCATGCCCTGTGGCCCATTGTTCGGTTGTGGCTCCCACCACTCTATGATGCGCGAGGTCACGCTCATCAAATCCAGCGCCCGTTGCACCGCATAGCGCGTACCTTTGAGCCGATGAAGCGCCACAGCCTCTTTCAGCAAGGCCCGCTTCTTTGCATCAGGCGCAGGCCCAAAGCCTGCAAAGTCCCACCCGGCATCGCCGAGCAAGTTCAACTGCTCAGCCAACGCGGTCAGCGCTTGCGACGGCACATGATCGAAGTCATAGACCACCACCGGAGACAGGTCGAGCGTGGAAAGTCTGCTGGAGATCGTCTCCAGCGCCCGCATACTCAGGTCATTCTGAAGCGCAGGAACAAGCAGCGAGGGTTCGACAAATGCAGCCATCGTTACCCCTGCGCCGTTCCGGCAATAGTGATGTTGATGCCGGTGCAACGCGGCCACTTCTCAGCGGACAGCACCACATCATTGGCAGGTGCGGTCAGTGCCACGGCATAGACCCCATAAACGTGCAACGCCTGAATCAACTGCGTGCGAACCACGTCAAGACCCAGCCGGCCTTGCAAGCGATCACGGAAGGCCACCGCCGCCTTGTTGGCCTCCAGCAGCGCCAAGGCGGCATCGGCTGACGCGTAGAGGGTGAGCTGTGCCGTGATGGCGAAGTCCACCTGCACCGGGTCATAAACCCGCACCAGGTCAGTCAGTGGCCGAACCTTGTCCGCATTGCATGCGGCCAACACTGCGGCCTTCACCGCCGCGCTGGGCAAGCCAGTCTTGATCAACGGGTGCAGGTTGACCACACCAGGAGGAATCCCGTTGGTCGATACCAGTTGACCGTTCTGCACGGCAATCTCCGAACCCACCACGGCCACGTCGATCACATCCTGGTGAGCGGACAGCGCATGAAACTTGTACGCGCCCACACTGCCAGCGTTACTGAATTGTTCGGGCGCAAGAACGATGCGCTCACGGAAGTGTTCATCGTCTTCTGCCTCGGCACCGCCTGCGGTCGTGGTGGTGTTCTGGACGGCGCTGACCACCAGTTGGTTGCTTGTAAGGCTTGAAACGTCCGACACCAGGTCACGCACCTGGCCAGCCAGAAAGCCGTTACCTTTGACTCCTGTTTGAAGGCAAACCGCCCCGACATCCAGCGTCTGTGTGCCGGGTGCAATGGAGATGGCCACCTCTGTGGTGAACTGAACCTCGCCACCTTGCACCACCACACCAGCAGGCAAGAACGTGGCCACGGCGGGCACCGGAGTAAAGGTAAAACGAAGCGTGGTGCGAGCGGCTGACGCATCCAGCCTGGACACGCCAATGTTCTCGCCCAGGTAGTCCAAGATCGGCGCACGGCTGTAGCGCACCAGGTTGAGCTTAGCCGCATCTTGAATGGCCTCGCGCATCAAGCTCTCGCGGTAGGCGATCACGTCCACCAACAGGCGCTCAACTTGCGCGGGGTACAAAGTCTTGCCAGTTAGCTCCTCGTACTGGGCGACCATCTGGCGCGTGACCGCATCAGGGTCGCGCACCAAAAAATCAGGTTCTGGCAACAGGCGATCAAGCAGACTCATTTGGCCGTCCCCAATGCAAGGTTGGTCATGAATGACTCTTCGGCCACCCCTGCAACAAATTTCCACTCGACCACGCAGGCAAGTGCAGCCACGTCCACCAGGCTGACGGTGACCTTCACAACCTCAATACGCGGCTCCCACTCACGCAGCGCATTGACCGCCTCGCGCACGATGTGCGGACGGGCGCTGTTGACGGGGTAGTCGATGTACAGGTGCAGATTGCTTCCGAACAACGGGCGGTGCGGATCGCTGCCCTTAGGCGTGGTCAAGATGATGCGGATGCATTGATCCACGTCCTGGGTGTCCGTCACCAGCTCGCCCAAGCGGTCGCTGGCCAAGCCCGAGGCGTGGCCATCCACCTGGCTTGACAGCGCGGGCTGGAAAAACCGATTGGGAAGGTTGTTGACGTCTGAGGTGACCATGTTGTGTATGGTCGCCTCGGGCCGCTCAAGCGGCGAGTAAAGAGCTTTAGTTTTGCTGCCGGTCAGGGCACAGGTGCGCCGGATGTTCCATTGCCACCTTGAACCTGGCTGGTCTTGTGATTCTTCAGGCTGATGGTGTCAGCCTGAACGTCGCCGCCCGTAACCTTGATATTGCCCTGAATGCTCGCAGCGGCCCCACCAGTGCCACCAGAACCGGCCATGCCGCCCTGATAGGTCAGCAGGCCTTGAACGGTCAGCTTGCCCGTGCAAGTGGCCTCGGGCGTGTCCAGCGTGATGGTCTGAGCCTTCACCGTCGCAGCCCCTCCAGCGGTGAGGTTTGCAACACCTTTGCACACCACGCTCATGGCCCCGCTGCTGCGGTCGTACTCAAAGGAGCCACCGTCCTTGAACTGGATGCGAAACTTGTCGGTGCTGGCCACAGGCGGCGTGTCAGCCTCGGAGTAGATCGCACCGACGATGCAGCCGTCTTCCATGTTGCTGTCCATGAGGCAGGCCACATGCTCGCCGATGTCCAGCGTCCAGATCACCTTGTCGTCTTGGGTCTTGTGGTGGATCACCGGCAGCCAGGCCGTCACCAGCTCATCAAGATCATCGAAGCGCACACGGCAAAAGCCCGGCTTTGCCTCGGCCACGATGCCCTGTTTGTAAGTCACGCCGCCTGTGTTCATTGCTGGGCTCCCTGTGCTGGATCGCGCACGCGCTTCAGCTCCACTTCGGTGCCATAGCCAGCGCCACGTGAGAAGCGGTGGCGGCTCTGGGTGATGGTGTACTTTCCGTCCATGCGGCCAAAGCCGGTGAGTTGCAAATTTACGCCAGCCATCAGCCGAACATTACCGAACAAGGTCAGGCTTGCGCCGGTCTGGTCTTCATTGGCGCGGTCAAGCGCAGCATCGGCCTTCAGGTGGGCTTGCTGGTCGTTCTCGGCACGCACGTTGATCTTCAGCTCATCGGCGCTGCGTTGGTTGGTTTTAGCCTCGACATCCTTGGTCTTGCTCTTGCGGGTGCGCTTGGCACGCGGGTCGTGGTAGCTGACCGTGGCAGAGGTCGCCACACCATGTACCTTGTCGCGGAAGCGGTAGCTGCTCACATCCGTGCGGTCAATAGTCAAGGTTGGCTTGGCCTCTTTCAGCGCCGACCGCTTGAAGAAGCCCAGCTTGCTGCCGCGTACCGAAAAGCTGTAGCCATACTCCTCGGATATGCGCTTCAGGAAAGTCAGGTCGGTCTCATAGACCTGGGTGACACGGCTGATCTTGATCTGCTCAATCTTGCCCGTGAGCTGCATTTTGTTGCGCCTGGCGATGGTGGCCGCAATGTCGGCCAGCGTGGTGTCCTCATAGGCGCGACCGTTGCGGGTACGCACACTGCGCTTCACGCCTGCGGCCAGCGCTTTGATGCGCACCACGTCAGGCGGGCCGTCCAGTTCCACCTCATCAATCTCAAAGTCGCCACAGGGCAGCAGCGGTGCATCTTCGTAACCGATCTGCACATTGACCTGGTCGCCGTGCTTCGGATACCAAGCGTTCTGCCAACGGCGATCCACGTCTTCCAGCACCAGCTCGACCGAGTCGCTTTCGCCCTCTATGAAATCGATGTAATTCACCTCAATCAGCGACGGCGTGATGCTGGCCGTGATGTCCTTGCCTTCATACGTCACCACCACCTTAGGCGCGGGCACCTTCATTGCTTCCACGGCGGCAACTCCTCATCCTGCAACGCCAGCGCAGCACTGGCTTGGGTCACCACCGGAATCAACACAATGGCCCCGGCAGGCAGCACGGGCATGATGTCCAGGTGTGGGTTCGCCTGCACGATTCGCCCGTACTGGGTGGCGCTGCCGTAGTAATGAAACGCCAACGTATCCCAGCGCTCACCTTCAACGACTTGGTGCAATAAAACGTCCGTCATAAGCCGATGCCCTGAGTAACCTGTGTCTTCACCTGCATCGCCGTTTCTTTGAGACTCGGCAACGCATCGTTAGCCACACGCACCGCAGCCTTGACCGGGTCACGCAAAATGCCTTCCACCTTGGTCAGGCCCGGCAATGCGTCCCCTGGCGCACGCACCGCCGCAGGATTTTTGGGCACACCCATCTTTTGCAGTTCCTCGGCAGTGGGCGCATATTCGCGCAAGGTCAGGGATGCACTCGCGTAGCTCATACCCGCCGTGGCATGCACCAGCTCCTGCCGTTCCAGCTCGGTCAGCACATACCACCCCAAGAACTCGCCTGTGCCCATCACCAAGGGTTGAGGCACATGATCTGCCAGCAGCTTGGCCAGCCATGCAAGTGCGGTCTGAACATCACAGAAATCGCTGTGCAACTTGACTGACAAGCGGCGCTCAGCCAAGGCCGAACCCGTCCACTGCAAACGCGGCTTTCGCTCAATCAGCGCGTGCTCGGCAAAGTCTGCCCGCTCACGCACCGTGTGTTCGTCTGGCAGCGCCAAGTCAACGCCCAAGTCGCCCACATAAAGGTATGCAGCCCGAGGTGTCGCCTTGCGCGTTATGCCCTGCAACACACCCGCTGCCGTGCCCAAGCCCAGACTGCGCGGCAAGCCACGCACCAAGTCCACCACGCGGACAGACTGACCCAGCTTGCCAAGTCCAAGGGCATCAAACCCACCAACAGACTTCAGAAGCGGAATGATTTGAGGCATCAGAAAGCCCTCCGTTGTTGGTCAGCCTGTAGGCGGCGCAACATCTGCTCCAGATCGCGCACAGACACCTGCATGGCCTCCTTCACTTGCCCACGGACATCGCCACCGCCGCCCACGTGAATGGTCGGCGCAAAGTGAATCGTCATGCCCGCTGCACCCGCTGTTTGGTTATGCGTGACACCGCCGCCCTGGATGTTCTGGAGCATCTGGTTGGCCTGCTTGACCCCAGCGAAGGCACTGCCGCTGGCAGCCACTGCCCCGGCCAGCGCGACTCCGGCCATCTTGCCGACTGCGCCTTTCACACCAGGCACACCCTTCAGAATGCCGATCTGCGCACCCTCGCCGATGTTGCTGCCAAAGCCCATAAAAACGCGGCTGGGCGACTTGATGCCCAAGGTGTCAGCGAACCACCCTTTGATGTTCTGGCCGAAGCCGACGATGGTGTCTTTGGCCGCGCTCAGCTTGGCCGTGATGCCGCCAACCAGCCCACTGATCAAATCACTGCCGAGGCGGCTGAACTGGCCAGGCAATCCCTTGAACCAGTCCCATGCGCCGCTGAATGCGGTCTTGACTTTGCCCCACACCTTGCCGAACCAAGCTGAGATCGGCTCCCAGTTGCGATAGATCAGATACGCGGCACCGGCGATCACCGTCACGGCCAAGCCAATCGGGTTGAGAAACAGCGCACGGCCAATGAATAGCAAAGCCTGCCCAGCCATGCGCAAACCAATGACCAATGCACCGCGCAAGATAGTCCCCAGCCAACCTGCGGCAACGGCCACCATGCGCAGGCCACCACCCAACAGCGGCATGAGCTGCAAGGCGGTACCGGCGAAGCGGAATGCCGCCATCGCGGCCCCCACAGCAAAGAACCCGGCTGCTGCCGCTGCCAGCGCACCCACCACCGTGATCACTCCCGTGGTGGTGCCTGGGAATTTATGCATCAGCCCGGACAGCGCCTCAGCAAACCAGCCCACGACGCCAGCGACCTTGCCAAAGACAGGAGCCAAGCGGTTGCCGACTTCAATCATCAGGTCGCCCACAGCCACTTTCATGTATTGGGTCTGCATGGTGGCCAGCTTCATCTGCTCGGCGTAATCGTTGTCGATGGTCTTGTTGGTTTCACCCTTTGCAAGTTCCTTGCGACCCTCGACATACTTTTCCTTGCCGTTGCGATAGGCCAGATAGGCTTGGGTGGCCTGAATGTCCTGCAACACCGTGGACAAGCCCATGCGCTCGACAGCGGCCTTCACTCGCTCCTGGAGCGCCTCGCCTTGCAAGCCTTCCTTCTTGGCGATGTTCATCACCTTGTCCAGCTCCTGGCGCACGTCGATGCGTTCTTTGACCTTGCCCTTTTTGTCCCGCACCTCAACAAAGCCTTGCTGCGTCACGCGGTTCAGGTAGTCATCGAACACCATGAAGCTGGACTCGACCGCAGACACACGCTTGTCGATCATCAGCTTGAGCTTCTCGCGCTCGAAGTTGATGCCGACCTTCCCGAAATGGTCTTGGGTGCTCTTGGCGCTCATGTGTGAGAACCAGTTGCGCATGTAGGTGTCGGCCTCGCCCGTGGTGCCAGCACCTGCCCGCATGACCTGCATCATCATGCCCATCTCGCGCACGCCGTCGAGGCCCTTGGAGCCAAAGGAGGCCGCAGCGCCGCCCAGCTCTGGGAAGCCCTTGGCCATCTGCTTCAGCTCGTACTGGCCGAGCTTGCCCGCCTTGGCCAGGGCATTGACAGCCTGCATGACCTCACCTTCGCTGGTCAGCTTGAACTTCGTTTGCAGCGTGTAGACCAGCTCGGCCAGGTCACCCATTTCGGTGCGCGTGGCGGTGTTTACTTTGGCAAGCAGACCGGCGTACTTTTGGGCTGACTTGGCATCCATTCCCTGGGCCACCAGCTTTTCGATGCCTTCAGCCACCTGATCCTGGCTCACGGCGTATTTGACCGCCGCCTCGCGGATCGCCTGAGCCATCGCGCCCTCGGCCCCATTTTGTTTGTATAGCTCACCAACGATGCTTATCTGCTTGACCCGGTCTTCAAACTTCGCCGCCTTCACACCAGGTGCCGCCATCGTTGCGCCAATACCCGCCGCAGCCATCACGTCGCCATACCGCTGATTCAGGTCGGCACGGTTCTGCGAGTGCTGAGTTCCGAGCATCTCCAGTCGCACTTTGCGCTGGCTGAGTGTTTGAATGCGTTTGTCGAGCTTTTCCACCTCGGTGGCGTAGCGCTTGACGGCCTCGCCACCCCAGACCCACTCCCGATCCATGCTGGTCAGGGCGCTCTTTTGCTGCACCTTCAATTTTTCGACGGTACGCCCTATACTTGAGATTCTGTCGTTCACAGACCCAAGCGAGGCCGCAGCCCCGCCAAAACCGAGGGCTGAAATGACGATACCAAGCGAAAGAGTTTTCATGACTGCCTACGATCAAAACTTAGCTGATGCAGAACGCTTGCAGTTCAAGCACCACTGGGTGGTGGGCATGGTGCTTTTCTTCATTGGCGCGGCCATTGAGAACCCGTCAGGACTGACCGAAGACATGGCGCAAACTGTCGTTGGGCTCGTTGTCTTCGGCTTGCTGAGCGGCATCATTTCAAAATTCATTCTCATGCGAGTGTTCCCCGGCCTTTACGCCATGTTGGCTATGCGCCTCGGGCTTGCTCAGCCCGCTGCTTGATCTGCTTCGCAGCCTGTTCGCACCACAGCTCCAAGTCCTGACAGTCCAGCTCGTCAATCTCTGACGGCTGGAACCCAAACCATTTAGCCAGCAGCCCCTTCGCTTCCCACAGCGTCTCGCTGTCGGGTGGATCGCAGGAATAGGCTTTGAAACGCGGCCTGGACTTCGGCCAAATCGGCCAAGTCCAGTTCCTCCAAATCTTCGGGTGTCAGCTTTTCTTCTGCCAGCATCGTCATGAGCACCAACTCGCGCCGAGCAGGGTCAGATTCAATGCGCTGCGCGGCCATCATGTCCTTGGCCTTGCCACGGCGAAACGTGATCGTATTGACCACACCGGACGGCGTATTGAGCGGGACTTCCAAATCCACGCTTGGCTTGTCTGTCTTGGGTTTCAAATCATTCTTGGCAGTCATGCTCATATCCTTTTAGAGGTGGAGGAACGTAAAACCGTATCGTGCCGGTTTGCCCCGTTGAGCGACATTAAAGAGATTGATTTATTGGCCCATGAAAAAAGCCCGCGAGGCCATATTGACCAAGCGGGCTTTTGAGGAGCAGAAACTGCTCAGGTGGCTTGTCAGCCTCCGATGTTGGTGCGATACAGGTCGAGCTTGTCCACGCCGTTGACCTTGTAGATGTTGGCCATCACATCGACCTCCAACACATCCTGGCCATTGACCTGCTGCTTGATGTAACTCGCGTAGTACTTGCTGCTGAACTCGGCCTTGTCGTTCTGTTTGAAGTCACCCATCGGCACTTCGTTGAACGATGCGGTCAGGTAGACCACGTAGGGCACTTGCGCAATGCGGCCTTGGCTGGTGTGCGTCTCCAGGCTGCCACGCAGTTGCAACTGCACCGAAGTGAACGGGTCAAGCAGCTTGCCCCACACATCTGCATAAAACGAGTTCCACTTGATCTCACCCTCCAGTGCGTCGATGCCACCGGGCAGCTTGATCGTGCCCACCATGCCCACGGCCTTGTGATCGGACATCTTGAACTTGACGGTGGGCAGTTTGATATCTTCAGCACGGCCCAACAGGCAGTTTCCATCCATGTAGACGTTGGCGTTGTTGAGGGTATTGAGTTGGATTTTTCCGGCCATTTCAGGCTCCTTTCAAAGATTGATGAATAAGCCCGATCAGGCCTTTTTGCCCAACTGGTTGAGGTAGTCGATGTTGATCGTGGCCTGGTAGGACACACGCTCAGCTGGCGTGGGCGGCATGAAGTCGTAGGCGATAGTCAAATGCCCTGCAGCCAACTCGACGCTCGGGTTTTGCGCCGGGTCGTACCATGCGCGACCATCGATCACAGCACCATCGGCTTTGAGCTTGCGAATGAAGCGGTTACAGCTCTCGACGATGTCGTCGATCAAAGCGTTGTCCAGCGGACGGTCGGTGTACTGGAGGGTGAAGTACTCCAGGCTCTCGGCAATGATGTCGGCCACGCGGCGCACGCACAGGAAGTTCTTCGGGTGCGTGTTACTGGGGAAGGCCGCGCTGCGGTTGCCCCACACACGGATGCCGGTGCCGTAGCTGTTAAAGACGGTGATGATGCCCGCCGCGTTGAGCAAGTTGGCCTCGCAGTTCGGGTCGTTGATCATCGCGTCAATCGGGCGCTCAACCCCGGTGATGCCCAGCACCTCGGTGTTCGACAGACTCCACCAGTAGCCGTTCTCCTGGTCTTTGCGGCTTTGCGCACCGGCTGCGTACTGGCTCAGCGGATAGAGCGCATCGGCCCCTGCCACGGTGTCGTATGCCTTCAGGTAGGGGTAGCACAGGCCCACGCGGTCGCTGCTGGTGTTGAAGTTGATCGTGCCAGCCGGGCCACGTCCGGTAATCGCCTGTTGGGGCGTGACACCGATAGGTGCATCAATGAAGGTGATGGCACGCATGCCCGTGGCAGTGGCGATCAGCTCAGTCGAAACACTGGCCAGCGATGCAAACACCGGCGAGATCAAAATCTTGGGATAAAAGCCAAACAGGCTGTAGCTGTCACGCAGCGCCTTCATGCCTAAGCGCTGGCCGCTGGCGTTGACCGAGCCAATGATGTCGCTGGCCGTGACCTTGGTGGCATCGGCATAGCTGTAGCTCACCTTGACCTGAGTTGGCACTGCCACGGTCGAAGCCGGGATGGTGCCGGTGGTCACGCGGGTGCCTTTGCCTGTGCGCAGGTCAACCGTGTAATCGGTGGCCAGCGTGTAGGTGGTCGTGCCCGCCATGTTCTTGACAACTACACCAGCCACAGCGGGTTTGGCGGTCTTGAAGGTGCCGTCCACGCCAATGGTGACCACCTCATCGACCACGGCGGTTTTGTGGACGTTGGGGTCAAGCACATTGAGCACCACGCAAACGGTTCCCTTTTGCTTGTAGATCGCATTCAGCGCATCCAGGATGGTGCTGCCCGCAATGTCTTCACCGAACTGCGCAAAGTCGCGGTCATTGGTGACCAGGATAGGGGTGTTCACAGCGCCCGCAGCAGCGGTGCCGATCAGGCCAATCACGGCAGTCTTGACCAGCGATACAGGACGCGGGCCTTTGTCGATTTCAATGGTTTCTACACCGTGCAAATAGCTTGCGGGCATGGGGTTCTCCTAAAAGTTGATGTTGGGTGACCAGGCGGACTTACTTGGCCTTCGGTTGCGTGGACTTGTCGGCTGCGGTAGCAGGCGCGACTTGGTCAGCTTGCGGTGCGCTCATTGGCGATTGAGCGGACACCTGGGCCTGGCTGATCGGATCCAGCAAGCCTTGGTGTTCAAGTGCTTTGGTGACTTCGTGATCGCTGGGCAGCTCGACGTTTTGGCCGCTCCACAGGATCACGTCCTGATCTTTGAAGCCGCCTGCACCATCGCTCACCTTGAGCGTGACGGCAGAGTTCGGGCCGGTGTATCGGTACGTGGCTTTTTGCATGGTTGTTCCTTTCGGGAATCAAGGTTGGGGAAACGGTTGGGAAAGGGTGAGCTGAGAAAGAGGTGGCGCATCGGTGCAGCAGCTGTTCGGGCCATCCGCAGCCCACGGCCCTGGCGGGCAGGGGCGCTCGGCAACCGTCATCATGGGAACGAGGAAGCGCAGGCTGTAGCCCCATGTGCCCTCGACGTAATCGTCAAAGTTCTCTGAGCGAAGCCGCACGGCTCCCGCTACCTGGTCAGGTTGCCAACCGAGTAGCGCGATGCGGCAGCTCTCCAGCAAGTCATAAATGCCGGTGCCGAATGACGCAGACAAGGCGACATCGGTTTCAGGCGCACTACTTGGTAAGTTCGGTTCGCGCAACGTGCGCGAGATTAGGCCCAGCTCAAATTCAGCCTCAAAGGCCACCAGTTGGCCTGAAGTCGATTGATCCTGCGAGAACTTGGAGCCTTTGTAGATCACCATCGCACAGCCATGTGGGTGGCTCATCTTGTACTCACGGGCACGCTCTGGCCAGGCACGCACCTCCACCTTGGGGTGCGTCTGACCAGGTAGCGTGAGCGCCGCGCCAATGCGGGCCACGATGGCCGCTTCGAGCTGGCCGATGGCGCTCATCGGTAGCCCCTGCCAAAGAGGCTGTCAGGCTGCCCAAATTCAGGCAGGCCGATGGCTTGTGTTTCGGGGTTGTCTGACACGTCAGAGCGCAGCTTGACCTCGGGAATCGACACATCACCAGAGGCCATCGACTTGAGTAGCTTGACCACGTCTTCGTACCGCTGGCGGGCATCCTTGATGTCGTCAGCAGGCCGCAGGGTCTGCATGCGGTAGATGGCAATGTCACAGGCGCAGCGCACCAGAACAATCGGCGAGCCAACGGGCAAGCCAGTGAGGTAGCTGACCAATGGCAAGGCGTAGCGCCTGCCAAGCCATGCGTCGATTTCAGCGGTCGCATCGTCCAGCGCTTGCTGTGCACGTGCCGCGTCGAGCACCTGCGCATCAGGGTCAGTGATGTGGCGCAGATCACGCTCAAGGTAGCGTTCGGTCAGTTGTTGAATGGTGGCGTAGCTCATATACGGCATGGTGCCGAGCCACGTCATTTAGCGACAGTAAAGGGCTTGATTTATTGACGTGCCAAAAAAGCAAAAAGCCAGCAGGCCGGAGCTTGCTGGCTTGTCCACCGAAGTGGAGGAGACAACTGGCGATTCAGTTAGAAAGAGTTAGGAAGAGGCAGGCGCTTCCTCGGGCTTGATCTCGACATCACGCACGATCAGCAAGGGCTCATCACGCAGCTCCTGCAGCTGGTCTTCGGTCAGCTCAGAAAGCGGAACCACGATGGGGGTTTGGCCCCACTGGCGGCCAGCGCGGTAAAACACGTCGGTCTTGGCGATTACTTCCACGCCTTGGGTTGTGTCACCCGCCTTTTTGGCGGCTTGTTTGGGGTTGGTAGCCATACGGTTTCCTTTAGGTTAAATTTTCAGTTAAGGGGGTAAATGCAAAGGCGCAGCACTGGCCACGAAGGCCAGTGCCAGCGATCAGGCAAGCCAAGCGGTGGCCATCGTCTTCATCACGCCCTTCATCACGTTGGTGTCAGTGCCGATCACCAAAGCATCGGTCACTTTGCGTGCGTCCATTTCGAGCGCAGGCGGAACCACCAGCAAGTTCGGCACGATACCAATCGGCTCGCCGTTGTCGCCCTTGTAGCCCATCATGGCGGCACGCGCTGCGGTCACGTTGTCCAGTGTCAGCGGTTGCTTGGAGCCGTATGCGGTCTGCCACAAGCCATAGCCCACGTTGCAGCGGCCATCCACACCGAACAGGTATTCGTTGCGCATGAACACGTGATCCGACTTGCTCATGTCCGTCAAGCTTTGGAAGTTGAACGGTTGGCGGTTCTGATACACCACCGGCTTGATGATCTTGGTAGTGTCCAACAGGAACCATGCAGGGCCAGTGCCGCCTTGGTTGTTCGACACCAGGTCTGTACCGCCATCGGGGCGCATCACCGGATGGTTTGCGTCGAAGAAGTACTGGCCATCGAAGCCACGGTTGGTGAAGCCCGCCGCGAGCAACGGAAACACCAGGCGGTTCGGGAACACGCGAGCGTTCTGGCCCAGCTGCTTGGTCGGGATGTTGAAGCTCGCCAGCTTGCGGTCAGCGACCTTGTCGGCAGGCACGGCGAGGGTGGCTTCAAAGTGTTTGTTCTTGATCAAGTACGAGGCTTCAACCAAGCTTTGAAGGTAGCGGTCGCCAATCCACTCGCGGATGTTGCTCATGTTGCGCAAGAAGCCATATTCCTCTTGCTCGGTTTCGCTGGGTGCTTCCAGGGCGACTTGCTTCCAGTCGTCTTCGATGCCGCTGCCAGTGAGCATGAAGCCCTCCTGGAACACGGTTTTTAGGCCGGTGTAAACGGCGGTCAATTGGCTTTGGGTGACAAGCATGTTTTGCTCCTATTTGTCGGGTGTGAATGAAATTAAACGGACATGTCCACCCAGACCTGGGTAACAGCACCGACGAGTTCAACCGAGACGATCATCCCGGCCTTGGCGGGGTTAACGCCTGGCAGAGTCTTGGTCACGGTTTGGTCATCGACCGCCCAGCAGTCCTTGCCGATGTCGGCGATGGTCACGTCAGTGGTGGCGAAGGCAAAGCAAGAGCGACGAACCGTAACGGTCGCAGCGCCTGCAGCGCCAGTGGTGTTGTCCACGGTCTGCGTGGCCACGCCCATGCAACGCGTGGTGGTGGCATTGGCCGCAGGGCGTGCATAGCCTGCGGCACTGAATGCCACCATGCCGCCGCCGATCACCTTCACACCGGCATCCACAGGGAAACCGATTTCACGAACCTCACGCTCTTTGGTAGCGCGAGCAGTTGATAAAGCTGCCATTTTTTATTTCTCCAGAATTGGTTTAGTAGATCAAGCCTGCTCGACCTTGTTTTGCGCATACGCCTCGGGCGTGAGGCCAAGCGACTTGCAAACGGCCATCTCATCGCTAGAGAGCGTCACAGTGCCACCGCCACCTGCGGGCGGCTTGCCGCCCGTTTGGGTGCCGGTCAAAGCTGCCAGCAGCGGCTTGGCATCTTTCAAAAACTCCTTCAGCGCGGCCAGCGGCTGCTTGCGCCAGTAGTCTTCATTGGCCGGCATAATGTAGTTGTCGGCCAGCGCCTTTTCCATCAACGCCACATGCTCTGTGTGTGCCAGCGTTGCTTGCAGCTTGGTCAACTCACCCGTCACCTTCTTGTGCTCATCCAGGGGGATGTGCTTGGCGGGGTCAAACTGGTTGGCCTTGAGCGCGACCACTTGCTGCTCAAGCGTGTTGGCCTTTTGCACCGTCGCAGACAGTGCAGTCAGTGCGGTTTCATCGCCAGTGTCCAGGGCCAAGCCCAGGGCCACCAGCACCTTGGTTTTATCCATCGTGGTTTCCTTTTCCTCGTTGTGAGGCTCTGTAGTCCTGCCGAAGCCGGGCAGTCGGCGTGAAAAATCGTTGAAGTGGTTGTCGTCAAAGGCCATTGCTGCCATCGCGGCAATAGCGCCCAGCACAGTCAGACCGGGCTTGTTCGTCAATGCGACGCTGTGCAGAAGAAGCACCTCGCCCGTCTTCTTGTCAAAGGGGAAGACCGGCGAGAGGTATTTGTATTCGCGCTTGGCTACATAGTCGCCACCCGCTTCAGTCCAGCGCACATCGGCCATCAGGCCAACGCCTGACTCATAGGTCAGATCGGTGATCCATCCGGCTGCGGGTGCAGGCAAGCCGTTCTCGGCGGCCTTGAGGGTTTGGTGCTCATAGTCCAGCGGCAGCTCCAAACCCATCGCATTGAATCGCGCTATGACAGCCTGGGCAACTTGGTTGTTGAGCACCCAGCTTTTGGCCGTGACGCCTTCCATGTTTGCAGGCCGCCCATCGGGCGAACTGAACAGGCCATCAGGCAACACACGCAAGCGATTCGGAGCCGAGGCGGTGCCAGCCTGATCGTCCAGCTCAATATCAAACGCCAACGCCGCCACGGCGTGTTGCGGGTGCGATGCTGGTTTGATGGGCTTGTGCTTGGTCATGCCGCCACTTTGCCGGGCGGCACTGCTTTAGGACATTAAAGGCTTTTAGTTTTGACCAAGACTTTTCCGCTCAACTTGCGTGTGTGATGAGCAGGGCAGAGAGCATGCCGCATTTTGTTTCGGCACAAAGCGGCCTGCGAACATTCCCGGCGCGCTCGAATGCGCAAGGTGGTACATCGGGGCAAGCAAGGGGGCATTGCGGCCCCTGCGGGTCATTTTTTAGAACTGGGAATGCCGCACACTTTTTTGGATTGACTCACCGTTCCATCGTTGCAGATGAAGCGCCCGTTCTCGCAATGGCGAGATACCACCTTTTTTTCCAGAACAAGGCGTATTGGTTGCGTATGCAGAAGATACTGAGCCGAAAACCAAAGCGAGCGTAAATAAAGGCGCACCCAAATTAATCATTTTCATCGTTGGCCTCAATGATCATCTCAATGCCACCCGCTTTTTTCCCGGCATCAACAAAATAGTAGATGCCGTTTTGCTGCATAGATTGGCCTTCCATTTGGCCCTGAAGTCGCTGAGCCATATAGGTGCCGAAAGCCTTCATGTCGATGTTGGGGTCAACCGCCAAAGCAGCGGCAACTATCCCTTGCTCGCAGCCGTCAGGCACTTTGCAATTGATCGTGATCCGATCAATGGCATCACCTTTATCAATGCCAACCACGGCAACAGTAATGCCCGGTGCAATGATTGCGCTGAACTTTCCAGTCTTCGCAGGCCAGAAAGGAAGTCGGTATTTGAGTTTGTAGAACCGCGCCGCACGATTAAAACCTTCTGAGAACTCAGTCGGACTAAGAGGAATAAAAACACGTTCAACGGCAGATGCAGTGATGGCCGCACACATGAGAACGACAACACAAAAGACTCTTTTCATTTTTCAGCTCCCATCAGAATTTTCGTCCGTGCCACACCACGCGGCCAACAAACAGCAACCGATCAAGCTCCTCGCCAGAAACCGATTCACATCCGTACTGAGGGTTGTCTGAAACCACGTCCACGATGCCACTGAGCTTGATGCGGATGCGCTTGACCAAGAGAGCACCGTTGAGGTTAATCACATAGACCCCTTCGCTTCTGACTTGACCTTGGCGTGTATCCAGCAAGAGAAGGTCACCGCTATTGATGGTTGGACACATAGAGTCGCCTCTTGCATCAATCAACGCCAAACATGCAGGATCAAGCCCGAGAGACCTCTGAACCCAATCACGCTTGAACGCCAAGTGATCCACGATCGATTCATCGTGTACCAGCAATCCGTTGCCTGCTGATGCAGCCAAGTCGAATTTGGGCACGAACACAAAGTCGCTGTCATTCATGGCCACACCACTTGGCTTTTGCGTCTCCGTTATCCATTGGCTCAGCGCCGCATCCAAATCGTTTTCATTCCCGCTCGCTGCGGCCAAAGCAATACGTTGGGTGAACTCAATGGCGCGAGGGTCTTTGACCCCTAGCTTCATCACCAGTCTGGAAACTCGCCCCAGAGCCGGAAGCATGGCCTTATCGCCGCACAGCAATGCTTGCTCATCTTTGGTCAGTCGCTGGGCTCCCTTGCCTTCTCTCAGCCAAATATCGCGATAGCCAAACCGGCGCTGGATCGCCTCGGCCTCTTCATCCTTCAGACGATGAACCCTGCCGTTCACCAAATTCTTCAGTCGCTCCAAGGCGATACCTGTTGCTGCCGAAAAGTCAGCCTGAGTCATTCCGCTCTCAGCAACCACTTTTCCGAGTCTTTCACTCAACATTTTTTAACACCCTGCTTTTATTACGCGCAATTTGCGCGTACACTACGCGTAACTTTTAACGCTATTGAAAAAAGGCCAATCAATGACACCAAATGAGATTAAAGCAGCAATTCTGCGAGCTGGCACAAATCAAGCCGCGATTGCCTCGTACTTGGACGTCACCGTGCAATCGGTATGGCGTGTGGTCAATGGAACGATGCGCAGTGCCCGTATCGAAGCGGAGCTGGAAAAGATCACCGGCTGCCCGATTCATGCGTCTGTCAGCCGCCGTGGCCGCAAAAAGGCTGTGTGGTCAGGCGAAAGGGTTGCGGCATGAAAAGCCAATACCACTGCGCAAGTCAACAGCGCATTTTGAAAGTCCTCATGTGTCTGTTTGGGCATGAGATTGAAGGGCTCACACCAGGCCAAGTTGCCAAGCTGGCCGACATCACCGCAGGCAACGCCACGCGTGACCTTGCGAACCTAGAAGAGGCGGGCCTGATTGAACGCCTGCCCGGTGGCGACAAGGTTCGTATCAGCCCAAGCCTTGGCCGAAAGGCACTGGCGATCTTGCACACCCTTGACCGAGCCAAACGCCAGCTCGATGACATCACCACCCGATTCACTCACCCCGCTTAAGGACATAGCAATGCCACGCAAACCCACACAGACTCCTGTCGTCATTGATCAAGCAAACCCTGCCGTATTCGAGGCTGCCAGCGGCAACCTGAATCAGCTTGTCATGATCACCCATGAACAAGACGTTCTTGTCAGAGCCACTGCCGCCAAGGTTGGGTACCAACTGCCCGCCGATGCCACCGACCCTGACCTGATCCAGCGCGACATCTCGGCCAACATGCGCCGTAGCGTTGAGGCCTGCCTTGAGGTGGGGCGAGGCCTGACGGTGCTTAAAGCTGCGTGCTCACACGGTCAATTCTTGCCACGCTTAGATGTGTTGGGAATTGAGCCCCGAGTCGCTCAGAAGTTCATGGCGACCGCAGCCAAATTTGTAAATGCGTCGTCAACGCCGCTTTTGAAGGCCATTGGGAATCAGACCAAGCTGTTTGAAATGTTGGTCTTGGACGATGAAGACCTTGAGGAGTTGGCATTAACCGGCCAAACCGGCGAGCTGAGTTTGGACGATGTGGCCACGATGAGCGTGAAAGAACTGCGCGTAGCTGTGCGCAGCCTGCGTGGCGATGTCGATGCCAAAGACAAAGTGCTCGACGCTGCGCAAAAGAAACTCACCAAACTGCAAGTGCAGGCTCAAAAGAAGATCGCAGCCGACACCGACTGGCCCGATGCATTGACACCCATCACCGACCAAGTAGCTGCTGCTGGCCGCGCCATCGCCAAGGCCATCAGCGACTTGGAGACCTGCCGCATTACCTTGATGGAGACGGGCCAAGCCTTAGAAGCCGACTTGCAGCCCAAATACGAAGCCGCCCTGGGCCATGTGGTGGAGGTGTACGAAGCCGCGCTGGGCAAGGCCGAGCGCGACATTCAAAAAGAGCGCGTCACCTTCGACAAGAGCTTGGGCGCTTATGGCGATGCGGCCTGAGTGCGCGTGATCTGAATGGACACCGACATGGCCGCCCAACTCTCCCCCGATCTGTTGCAAGAGCTGTTCAGTCTGCGTGACGCAATAGCCGCTGCTCCGCACGGCGCGGCCACGCAGCTGGTGCACAACTTTGCCAACCTGATCGGCAAGAACCCCAACACGGTCTATACCTGGCTGCGTCAGCACGCCGGGTATGCCGCAGGGCGCAAAAAGCGCTCAGACGCAGGCACCACCGCATTGCCTGACGAGACGCTGCACTTCATCGCCGCAGCCAAGCGCGAGGGCATGCGTGCAAACGGCAAAGCCACGCTGCCCACAGCTGTGGCCATGAACATTGCGCACACCAACGGTATCGAGATCAATGTGTCCGAGAGCCGGATCAACGCCCTCATGCGTGCTCACCGTCTGGATCAAAAGGCCCAAGCCGCTGCCCGCAATCACATCACCATGCGCAGCCTGCACCCCAACCACCTGCACCAGATTGACCCCTCGCTTTGCTTGATCTATTACGCGCCTGGCGGTGGCCAGCGAATCATGCGCGATGAAGAGTTTTATAAAAACAAACCCGCCGCGATCAACAAGATCAAGCTGAAGGTTTGGCGCTATGTGCGCTACGACCATGCCAGCGGCACGGTGGACGTGCGCTACTACGAGGCCGCAGGCGAAAACCAACACAGCCTGTTTGAGTTTTTGCTCTACACATGGGGCGAGCAACCAGATCGCCTTTCACACGGCGTGCCCAGCATGCTGCTGTGGGACAAGGGCAGCGCCAACACCAGCTTCGCCATCAAAAACCTGCTGGATGCGTTGGGTGTTGACCACCAAACCCACGCCACCGGCCACAGCTGGGCCAAAGGCGGTGTGGAGCAAGGCAACAACCTGGTCGAGACGCACTTTGAAAGCCGCCTGCGCTTTGAGCCGGTGGACAGCGTAGCCCAGCTCAACGCCAGCGCCGCCCAGTGGGTGCGCGACTACAACGCCAACGCCATTGCCCACGTGGACTGCCGCTTGGTGCGTGCCAGCGGCGAACCCTTGGTGCGCGATGACCTTTGGCAGCTCATCTTGCGCACCCCCGGCGCACTGGTGCAAATGCCCGAGCGCGATGTGTGCAAGTGGTTCATGACGGCGCAAGAGCAAACCCGAGTGGTGCGCGACTTGCGCGTAAGTTTTGCCCACCCAGAGCTGGGCCGCGTGGGCAGCTATGACCTGCGACCTTGGGCTGAGTTTTTGGGCAACGGTCAAAAGGTGGCCACCACGCCAATGCTGCTGCAAGACGCAAGCCTGCGTATCAGCATTGAGCGGCTGGGCCAAGAGCCGCTGATTGTGATGGTCAAGCCCGACACTGAGTTTGACGACTATGGTCGCCCCGAGTCAGCCCCTGTTGTCGGTCAAGAGTTTGCCCGTGCACCAGAGACTGCCGCAGAAAAAGCCGCCCGCTCACTGTCAGCCGCCGCCTGGGGAGAAGGCACCACGGTTGAGGGCGCAGAGCAATTGCGTGCCAAACAAGCCCGGCCATTCGCCCATCTCAATGATGGCAAAGGTCTGGTCGCACACAGCCACCTTGGCAAGACCAATCTGCCAACACGTGTTTTGCCCAAAGCAGGCGATGTGCAAACCGATGTGGTCACTGCGCTCCAAGCCCAGGTGCAAAAGGTTCAGGTGATGCTCACCGTCCCCGAGGCAGTGCGCAGCATTAAGGGCAGGCTTGGCGATTCGGCACCGGCTGACCTCTACAGCCAGATCAAAGACGCATTCCCTGGTGGCCATGTTCCCCAAGACTGGGCCGACCACTGGGGCGAAGAGATTGCCGCCACCGGCACCCACGGCGGTGCCGCCACGGGCCTTCGGAGGGTCAAGTAATGCAATACCCCGACCGCAAACCAACGGCGCTAAAGCTCAAGGCATTGCTCAAACGATTGGGTGTGCCGCAAGCACGCTTTGCACGCAGCTTAGGCATCAGCCCTGGCACCTTGGCCGACATCCTGAACTGGGGTTGCAAGCCCTCCAAGGGCTGGCCTGAATTGCACCTTGCCATGCAGCAAGAGTTAGAGCAGCTCGGCGCGTCCGCAGGCGCTATCGCCAGCGCCTTCGATCACAGGGCGCAAGTCGCGCCGAAAACGCCCGCCGCCCTAGGCGGCTCAAAGCAAAACGCCCAGCGTTCCAGCGCTGAGCGTTCCACCGTCACGCCATCCAGCGAGACATCTTCCACTGCCACAGAGAAAGAGACCGACATGCTACTCCAAAAGCAAACCATGACGCACGCCACCCGCCGCCATTTCGGCATCGGAGCAGACCCATTCAACAACGACATCGCTGCGAGTGGTGATGTTTTCGTAAGCCCAGATATTCGCTATGTGCGCGAGACGCTGTGGCAACACGCCAAGCACGGTGGCCTGCTGGCCTTGGTTGGCGAATCCGGCTGCGGTAAAAGCACCACGGTGGCCGACTTCAAAGACCGCCTTCAGCGCGAAGGCCGCGACGTGATCATCATCGAACCCAGCGTCTTGTACATGGAGGAAAACGACTCCAAAGGTAAGACGCTTAAAAGCGCGGCCATCGTGCAAGCCATCATCGCCACGATTGCCCCTTCGGTGCCACCGAAGCGTGATGCTGAAGCACGCGCACGCCAGGTGCACCAAATGCTGACCGCTGGATACCGCGCTGGCCAGCGCCACGTGCTGATTATTGAAGAAGCGCATTGCCTTCCAACCGCAACGCTGAAGCACCTCAAGCGCTTCGCCGAGCTAAAGGACGGTCTGGCACCGCTGCTCTCGATAGTTCTGGTTGGTCAGCCAGAGCTTCGCCAACGCCTGGCTGTCAATAACGCTGAAGTCCGCGAAGTGGCCCAGCGCTGTGACTTGGTCGAACTTCCAGCACTCGACAACAACCTGGGCGACTACCTGAAGTTCAAGCTCAACCGTGTCGGTTGCGCACTAGACAAGGTAATCACCCAGGACGGCATTGACGCTTTACGTGAGCGCCTGACCTTTGCCCATCGACGTGCAGGCACTGGCAAGGCACAAGCGCAAGTCATGACCACCTCGGTCAGCCTGGTGTATCCGCTCGCTGTCGCCAACGCATTGACAGCCGCCATGAACCTTGCGGCCAGCTTGGGCGCACCCGTAGTTGATGCCGACATCGCGCGGGAGGCGTGACATGGCTGCAATTGCTAATCACGATTACACGCAGAGCGTATGCCTTTGCCCTGAGTGCGAGATAGCGCGCGGTTTTGACAAAGCGCCGTTGCTGAAGTACGCCGTCCGAGTTGATGCCGATGGAGATCAGCACTTCTACACCGGCCTCTTCCCGTCCAGTTGGGATGCCACCGCCGACGCGCTGGAGCGATTTGGCGAGGACGTCACTCGAATTCACGTCAGAAAGGTTTCAGTATGAAGCGCACTTGCGACCAACTTGGCCTGTGCCAAAACAAAAAACCACGCTGCAATGGATGCAGCGCACAGCACTTCTTTGCACCTGGTGTGATTGACCACCAACGCACCCGCATGGAGCGCCGCCGACTGGCTCGCACTTGGGTTGTCCGCATCTTTGCTTTGATGGCCGTGGTTGGCTTGATTGGCTTTTGTGCGGGGTATCTGCAATGACGATCACTGCAATGCCAACGATGGCCAACCCCGAGGCTTTCACCACGGTGCCAGAGCTTCGTGAAGAGCTGCGCCGGGCCAACGATAGCGTCTTCGCCTTGGGCGAGCGCCTGCACCGCATGAACTGCCTCGCCAACTATCTGAGCGACAGACTGATCAAGTTGGTGCAAGCCCACATCGGAAACGATCAGGCAACGCTCAAAAATGAACTCGCCGAACTGGCTGCTCATTACGAACGAGAGCAAAAGGCCAAGCAGGGAGGGCTGCACTGATGCAAGTCCGCTGCCCCTCCTGTGGCGCTCAGATGAGCCTGGACGTGATCGTGGATGAAGGCGCTGCAGCACAAGCCCTGCAAGCCGCCTTGGACATGAGCGCCATTGGTGCCTTGGTGATTCGTTACCTGGCACTGTTCCGCCCGGCCAAAAACAAGCTCACCTGGCCGCGTGTCGCCGCGCTGCTGGGTGAGCTGCTGCCGCTGATCAAACAGGAGCGCCTGGAGCGTGATGGACGCGTGCATGAGGCACCGCTGCATGCCTGGGCATCGGCCATCGAAAAAACGATTGCTGCACGCGATTCTGGTGCCTTGCGTCCGCCTCTCAAATCGCACGGCTACCTGTTCGAGGTAGTGATCGCCGAATCGGCTCGGGCAAGCGCCCAGACCGCCGTGGTGCTGCAAGGCGGTGATGTCGCCTCCATCGCCAAACCCTTGTCCACCACTGCCCAGGCGATTGCCCGCCTGGAGCAACGCAAGCGAGGAGGCTGACGTGAGCGCGACATGGTCAAACGCACCCCACTGGCTGGAGGTTCGCGTGATTGAAGGGCTGCAAACGCTGCTCACTCTTCGCCTGCGCAACGCTCCCCCAGCAGACACCATCGACGCGGTGGTGGAAGTGTGGCTGGCCGTGTTCATGTCGCGCAATGTCGCCTGGCTAGAAGACCGCGATGCACAGCGCATTCAAAGCGCCTTTCTGACCATCGCGGGCACCGTTGATTTTTGGCCTGCCCCGGTGCAGGTCTTTGATGTCATGCCGCGCCCACCCGAACCGATGAAGCTGGCCGCACCACGCCCCGGCCCCATGCCACCCGCGATCAAGGCACAACTGGATGCCCTGATCAAAGGCATGGTCGGTGCCGGTCGCCCCGCCCGCGCCAAAGAGCAGCAGCAACGCAGCACCCCCGAGGAGTTGAGCCAGGCCGAAGCCGAACTGCGCCAACACCACGCGGCCCTCAAGAACCGTTAGACAGGAGGCACGCCATGACCCAGCAGCAGTTCATCTTCCCAGAACCCAAGCGCGACACGCTCGGCAGCATCGTTCTGTTCCACCTGTCCCGCGATCACAAGGGCCGCACCAAAGGCATCAAGGCCGGGTTGCTGGCGGTCACCACGGGAATTCATGAGCGCACCCTGCGCACGGTGATCTCGAAGCTGCGCGAAGAAGGCGTGCCTGTGGTGGGAGCGCCAGAGACCGGCTACTACATCGCCCAAACCGCCGACGAACTTGAGGAGTGCTGCGCCTTCCTGCGCTCCCGAGCCATGCACAGCCTGTCCATTGAGGCACGGCTGCGCAAGGTACCGCTGCCCGCCTTGTTGGGGCAGCTCAACTTGAACACCTGATTTTTAACCTGGAGAACGCTATGAGCACAAAAACTGATGTCCCTGCAGGGTACCGCGCCGATGCCAAAGGCTGCTTGATACCCGAGAGCATGATCAAACCGATTGACCGCACCCGCGATGAACTGGTCAAAGAAATGGCACGCCAAGCCCGCATCGTCAGTGACGGCCTGCGCGAATTCAAGGCCCGCGTCTTCGCCGACATCAATGCCTTCGTGGAGTTGTCCGCTGAGCAGTACGAAGTCAAGTTGGGCGGCAAGAAGGGCAACCTCACGCTGTTCAGTTTCGACGGTGCCTTCAAGGTGCAGGTGGCCATCGCCGAACACATGATTTTTGATGAGCGCCTGCAAGCAGCCAAGCAGCTCATTGATGAGTGCATCACCGACTGGTCACAGGGTAGCCGCGACGAAATTAAGGTGCTGGTGCAAGCCGCCTTTCAAACCGACAAGGAAGGCAAGATCAACACAGGCCGCGTGTTGGCACTGCGCCGCCTGGACATCCGCGATCAGAAGTGGCAAACGGCCATGAAGGCCATCGGAGAAAGCCTGCAAGTGGTCGGCAGCAAAGAGTACGTGCGCTTTTATGAGCGCATCGGCACCAGCGATCAGTACCGTCCGATCAGCCTCGACGTGGCAGCGGTTTGATATGAGCCTCGCCAGCTTCGATGCCCAGCAGCAACTCATCAAAGAACGTGGCCACAACTTCGGTCAGGCGCAGTGCTGGATTTGCCCGCATTGCTTTGACGATGCCCACCACTTCAGTGATGCGGCAGGGTGTGAGTGGCAGGGCAATGCACGCGATCACCGCATCCAGATAGGGCCAACCGATGTTTGATTTTCCGGCAGTTGCCAGCCGTTTCCCCGGTCAGGTGTTGGAGCCCGACCGGGGCTTTTTCAATAGCGCAGACAGGACGCTCTTGAAAGAGCCTTTGACTTGGAGAAAAGCACCATGAAACCCGCTACCGCGCCCGACCTTCGCCGCCGTGAGTTGGCACAGATTCACATCGCCGTGCAGCAGCTCGGCATGACTGACGATGATCACCGCTCGCTGCTGTGGTCGGTGTGCCAGGTCAAGAGCGCCGCCGATCTGGATTGGACTGGCCGCAAGCGTTACCTCGACCACCTGAAGAAGCTCGGCTTCAAACCCCGTACCAAGGCAGGAAAACCAAGCCAGCCACGGCCACGCACCGGCACGCCAGCACCCAGCTCACGCCCGTTGGCCCATGACGCAGAGAGCCGGAAAATCCGCGCCCTGTGGATCATGCTGCATCAGCTCGGTGCCGTCAGGAACCCATCCGAAGAATCACTCGCGGCCTACGTGAAGCGGATCGCCAAGGTTGACGCGCTCCAGTGGATCACGGGCGAGCAGGCTGAGACGGTGATTGAGACGCTGAAGAAGTGGTCAATGCGTTACCTGCCCGACCAGGTCAAAAGCATGGCCCAGCAGCTCGCCACCTCCATCAAGGCCGCTGAAATTCAAGTGGCACAGGAAGACCTGATCAACCTGCGTTCTCTGGTTGGCATTGCGCAAAACCGGCAAACTTTCGACCCCATGCAAGCCGCCTGGGAGGCACTCAAAAAAACAATTGAAAGTGGAGGCACATCATGAGCCAAGCAGTCCCCCCAACCGTTATGACGTTTCCCGATGGGTATCCCGAGTTGCTGGAGCAGATGGGCCAAATCTTGGGACGCAAGCTGCTCGACCTCGGTCTGCCGCTGGCGATTGCCAATGCCAAGGCGTTCGAGATGATCGAAGCCATCCGTGAAGAGATCGGTGGCCAGCAGCAGTACATCCCCAAGGGCGAGGCTTACGAGATGTCGATCCGCGACGAATCCATCTATGCCAAGTTCAAGGGGGCCAACTACCACGACCTGGCCCATGAGTTTGACCTGACCACGGTGCAGATTCGCAATATCGTCAAACGTGGCCGCGCACGCGACGTAGCCAAGCGCCAAGGTGCGCTGTTCCCCGCATAACTTTCGGATTAAGTTTTAAAGCACTTTAATCGCCTTAATTGACCGTCGCCGCCACCATTGGCGGCATGGTTAATTCACGTTCCCTCTCCGATCTCCTGCCACCCGCACGCGCACGGGTACAAGCGTTCCTTGACGCTTGCAGCAAGGCGGGCATCGACATCCTCATCACCTCGACCTACCGCGACCAAGAAGCCCAAGCGGCCTTGTTCGCTCAAGGGCGCACGGCACCCGGCAAGCGCGTGACCAATGCCAAGCCTGGCCAGAGTTTTCACAACTGGCGCGTGGCCATCGACGTGGTTCCTCTTCGCGCAGGTAAGCCCGTCTGGGGCACCACTGGCCCCGATGGTGTCCTGTGGGAGCGCATCGGCAAGATTGGTGAGTCGGTTGGCCTGGAGTGGGCTGGCCGTTGGGACACCTTCCGTGAATTCGCCCATTTTCAATACACGGGCGGCCTCTCACTGGCGCAGCTCGCTCAAGGTTTACAACCCGGAGGTGCCGTCGCATGAATCCCCTACTCATTGGCCCATTGCTCGAAATTGGCAAGTCGATCATCAGCAAGGTTTGGCCTGACCCTACGGCACAAGCCGAAGCCCAACTCAAGCTGCTGCAGTTGCAGCAAGCTGGCGAATTCAAAGAGCTGGAGGCCAACCTTCAGCTCATGCTGGCACAGACCGACATCAACAAGGCCGAGGCCCAAAGCGCGAGCAACTTCCGTGGTGGCTGGCGGCCATTCATCGGCTGGGTGTGTGGCTTTGGACTGGCCTATCAATTCCTGATTCGACCACTGGCCAATGGTGTGTTCTCCTACCTTGGCCACGGCATGCCTATGCCTGATCTGGACACGTCCACCTTGATGGCACTGATCACCGGCATGCTCGGTTTTGGAGGTCTGCGCACCTTTGAGAAATCCAAAGGTATGGCATGAGTGCATTCACCACGCCCGCCGACCTGCGCATGCTGGACAACTACCAGTGGGAGCTGCTCACCGAGTTCGATTACCACGTCGGGGCACTTCCCAGCGAGTCCGTGATCCGCATCCCCGCAGGCACGGTCACCGACTTGGCCACTGTGCCCCGCGTGCTCTGGACGATCTTCCCGCCGCATGGCCGCTATGCCAAAGCGGCCATCGTGCATGACTTCTTGTATGAGCGTGCCATCGGCACCAAAGCCTGGGCAGACCGCGTCTTCCTGGAAGCAATGGAAGTGCTGGGTGTTCCGAAGTGGCGGCGCGTATTGATGTATTGGGCCGTGTGCCTGTTTGGCCGAGGGAACTATCAGCATGGCTGACATTGCAGACCGCGCAGAAGCCCTTGAGGCCAACCAACGTGAGGACGCGCTCGCCGCATTTGCGCGCTCACGTCAAGAGCAGCTCTCACGCGAATCACTCAGTGAGTGCGAGGCATGTGAGGTGCCCATTACCGTTGAACGACAAGTGGCCGTGCCTGGTGTGCGGCTTTGTATCAACTGCCAGTCACGACTGGAACAACAAAAACGAAGAGGACTGGCATGACCATTCAAGTTGATTTTTGGCACCTGATGGGTTTGCTGCTGAGTTTTATCGGCACGTTGGCCACATTCGGCATGGTGTTGATCAAACAGATCGACGCCCGCATTGACCATCAAAACGACCGCGTGAGCAAGATCGAAACATCACTCAACGAAACGCTGACGATGTTGCCCCTGCAATACCAACGCCGGGAGGATGCCATCCGCTTTGAAACCGTACTCAACGCCAAGCTCGACGCTATTGGCTCCCGAATTGAACGCCTCATGGAGAAGTCCGCATGACCCCAGACCTCGAAAAAGCCCGCCGTGAAAACCTGCGCTGGCTGATTCTGCTGGCCCTCAACTCTGCTCAACCCGTGGGGGCGAGTGAGCAAGTGGTGTTCTCGGCGATCACGCCGATGATGCCTGACCTGACCCAGCTCGAAATGCGCCGCAACCTCGACTATCTGGCCGAGCGCGATCTGATCACCATCACGGGCCGCGACATGCAGCCACAGTGGTTCTGCAAGCTCGACCGCTTTGGGCTGGACGTGGTGGAGTACACCGTGCCCTGCGAGCCTGGCATCGCTCGTCCTAACAAGTACTGGTGATCCGCCATGCCGCCCCGTTCCAAGGTTGAGCAGTTGCCACCCGAAATCAAAGCCTGGCTTGATCAGGCTTTGGTGCAAAGCAATTTCAGCCAGTACGAGCTGCTGTCTGCCGAGCTGAAGAAGCGCGGCTGCGAGATCAGCAAGACGGGCTTGCATCGTTATGGCCAAGACTTTGAAGAGCGCCTCAAGACCTTGCGCATGGTCACCGAGCAAGCCCGCGCCGTGGTGCAGGCTTCGCCCGATGATGACGGTGCTGTCAACGATGCCTTGGTGCGCCTCACTCAAGAGAAGATGTTCGGCATCCTCATGGAGTTGGAAGTTGACCCCACCAGCATTGATCTGACCAAGCTGGCCCGCGCTGTGGCCGAGCTGGGCAAGGCCTCCGTCGCGCAAAAGCGCTGGCAGATGGAGGCACGCAAGTCAGCGCTGGCCGAGGCCGCCAAGGAAGCCGGTATCGCAGCCAAGAGTGTCGGCCTGACCGACGACGCGGTCGAGCAGATCAAGCGCCGCATTTTGGGGATCGCCGAATGATGCTCCGCCTGTTGCCCACCATCGCCGCCTTGATTGGCGGCTTTTTGCCTCGGTTCATCTGGACGCTGCCAAGCCTATCCATGCCCAGCGTGGGCGGCTTTGGTGGCCGTCGCAAGGGCAGCAATGCCGCCATCAAGCGCCAGACCACCAAGCGCCGCAACATCGCCAAACGCCTGCCGCTCAGAAAGCGCCGCTGACATGACCGCCGTCTTACTCCCTTATCAGCAGCAGTGGATCGCTGACACCGCCCAAGTGAAGGTCTGCGAAAAGTCACGCCGTGTCGGCCTGTCATGGGGTGAGGCTGCGAACTCAGCACTGGAAGCGGCCAAGCAAGGCGGGCAGGACACCTGGTATCTGGGCTACTCGCAAGACATGGCCCAGGAATTCATCCGCGATTGCGCCTGGTGGGCTGGGCACTACCAAATCGCCGCCGAGGCAATGGAGCAGATCGTGGTCGAAGATGAAGACCGCGACATCTTGGCCTACCGCATCAACTTTGCCTCTGGCAACCGCATCACCGCGCTGTCCAGCAGCCCACGCAACCTGCGCGGCAAACAAGGCCGCGTGGTGATTGATGAGGCGGCTTTCCACCCTGATCTGCCCGACCTGCTCAAGTCAGCCTTTGCGCTATTGATCTGGGGCGGTAGCGTCTCCATCATCAGCACGCACTTCGGGGTGGACAACCCGTTCGCCGACCTTGTCAACGACATCCGCGCAGGCAAGAAGCCCTACAGCCTGCACCGCATCACCTTCGATGAAGCGATTGAACAAGGCTTGTGCCAACGGGTGTTCGCTGCCAGCAAGCGCATCTGGAGCCCCGAGGCTCAAGCCACCTGGGCCGAGGAAATCCGCGCCATCTATCGCCCCAACGATGCCGAAGAGTTGGACTGTGTGCCATCGAACAGCACGGGTGCCTACCTGTCCCGCGCCCTGATCGAATCGCGCATGAGCAGCGATTGCAAGGTGCTTCGTTACACCTGTGCGGAAGGGTTTGATCAGCTGCCCGACCACGTGCGTGCAACGCATGCAGAAGAGTGGCTGGAGCGTGAGGTAGCCCCCTTGCTGGCCACGTTACCCCGCACAGCACGCAGCAGCATCGGTATGGACTTCGGGCGCAGTGGCGACTTGTCCGTGTTGATCCCGCTGCTGGAGATGCAAGGCTTGGAGCGGGTCAACCCGTTCTTGGTGGAAATGCGCAATGTGCCCTTCAAGCAGCAAGAGCAGATCGTCTTCTGGATCACCGACCGCCTGCCACGCTTTGGCTACGGTGCGTTTGATGCCCGAGGCAACGGCCAGTACTTGGCCGAGGTGGCCATGCAGCGCTATGGCTCCAGCAGCATCGCTCAGGTGATGCTCACGCAAAACTGGTATCTGGAAAACATGCCTAAGCTCAAAGCCGCCTTTGAGGACGGCACGCTGGCCAGTATGCCCAAAGACCGCGACATCCTGGACGATCTGCGAGCAATCACCGTGGTCAAGGGCATCCCGCGCATTCCAGAAGGCAAGACCAAGACGGGCCAAGGCCAACAGCGCCACGGTGATGCCGCCGTGGCTTTGTGCCTGGCGTGGTTTGCCAGCAATCAAGGTGGCGGCTCCATCGAATACATCGAAGTGCCGCTTGGCGGCTATTCAACAGGCCAAGCCGCACCCAGCAATTTCATGCGGCCAACCACCAGCCTGGACTTGCCGCAAATTGAACGCCGTGGGGATTGGTGACCGACATGATCGTGTTCGAGTGGATTGTTCAGGGTTTCTTTTTTGGTATTGGCATCGCCGCCAGCGCGGTGGCTATCGAGTTTGTGACCAAGCGCCTTATTCCCAAAGTTTGGCGCTGGTTAAAGGAGAGTGTTTATGGCGAAATTGGTTGATCAGTTCGGGCAACCGCTTGAGAGCGGTACGCTCGACCAACCCCAGACATCACGTCTGACCACGCTGCATCGGCAAGTGGCTGGGCATCCGTCGCGGGGCATCAATCCGGCACGCCTGAACTCCATCCTGGAGTCGGCTGAGCAGGGCAACCTGATCTCGCAGCATGAGCTGTTCCGCGACATGGAAGAGCGCGATGGCCATGTGTTCTCTGAGCTGAGCAAGCGCAAGCGTGCCGTGATCAAGTTGAACTGGGACATCGTGCCCCCGCGCAACCCAAGCAAGGAAGAAGAGAACCTCACGGCCTATGTGAAAGAGCTGCTGCAGGACATGAGCGACTTCGAGGACATGCAGTTTGACGCGCTCGACGGCATTGGCCACGGCTTTTCAGCGCTGGAGCTGCAGTGGCAACGCATCGGCAGCGACTGGACGGTGCAGTGCGCCAACCATCGGCCTCAGACATGGTTCCAGCTTGACCTTGAAACCCGCAACGAACTGCGTCTGCGTGACAGCTCACCCGATGGCGAAAAGCTCCAGCCCTTTGGCTGGATGCTGCACATTCACCGTGCCATGAGCGGTTACACGGCCCGTTCAGGCTTGGCACGCGTGCTGGTTTGGCCTTACTTGTTCAAGCACTTCTCCGTGGGCGACCTGGCCGAATTCTTGGACATCTACGGCCTGCCTTTGCGCATTGGCAAGTTCCCCTCGCAAGCCACGGAAACTGAAAAGGCCACCTTGTGGCGTGCGGTCGCTGGCATTGGCCACAACGCCGCAGGCATCATTCCCGCCTCTATGGCCATTGAGTTTCAGGAGGCCGCCCAAGGCTCCGAAAAGCCCTTTCAAGCCATGATCGACTGGTGCGAAAAGACGCAGTCCAAGGCGATCACAGGCAGCACCCTCGGCATGGACACCGGACGCGGTGGCATTGGTGAAGGGCTGTCTAACATCCAGAACGAAATTCGCCTGGACATTCGTGATAGCGACTGCAAACAGTTGGCAGGCACCATCACGCGGAGCCTGATTTACCCACTGTTGGCGATCAACAAGGGTTGGGCCGACATTCGCCGCTGCCCGCGCTTTGTGTACGACACGCTGGAAGCCGAAGACCTCAAGACCTACTCGGACAGCCTGCCCAAGTTGGTGAGCATCGGCATGAAGATTCCCACGCAGTGGGCGCATGAAAAATTGCGCATCCCGCAGCCAGCGGACAACGAAGACGTGCTGGCCACTCAGGCCGCACAGCCTGCCACGCCAGCGACTGACAAACCAAAGGCGACAACCAAAGCCGCACTGGCCGCTCTGTCGGCAAGCCAAAGCGACGGCAAAACCGCTTTTCCCGACCAGGACGCCATCGACGGTGCCTTGGCCGATCTGGATGCCACCTTGCAGCCTCAAGTCGAAGCCTGGCTGAAGCCCGCTGTGGAGGCGTTGACCAAAGCCAGCACCGCCGAGGCCGCGCTGGAGCTGCTGGCCAGCGAAAACCCACTGGTGGCCGATAGCGTGCTGATTGAAGCCGTGGCCCGTGCCATGTTCATTGCCGAGCTGGTGGGCGCTGATGCAGTGCTTCAGGAGTTGGGTGAATGAACGTCGATCAAGCCACCATCGTCGCAGCCATGAAGATGCCGCCAGACCAGGCGGTCGAGTTCCTGCGCTCCAAAGGCTTGCAGGTCAGCGATTCATGGCGCGATCTGTGGCAGGTCGCCCATCGCCGGGCCTTCACCGTGGCGCGGTCGGCAGGTTATGACGTGTTGGAAGACATCCGGCAAGCCTTGCTGGATGCCCTGGCCAAAGGCGAGAGCTACCAACAGTTCACCGACAAGCTCACGCCAACCTTGCAAGCCAAGGGTTGGTGGGGCAAGGCGATTGACAAGGCAACCGGCGAAATCACCACTTACCACCCTGATTCCAGCCGACCCGTTGAGTTGGGCAGCCCGCGCCGCCTGAAGCTGATCTATGAGCAGAACATACAGACGGCCTTCATGGCCGGTCGGTACCGCAGCATGAAGGACTCCACGGGCACGCACCCATATTGGCAATACGTCGCAGTGCTGGACAGCCGCACGCGGCCAACACACCGAGCCATGAATGGCCGTGTGTTTCGTCATGACGATGTGGCTTGGTCGGTGGCATATCCACCCAACGGCTGGCGGTGCCGGTGCCGGGCTACGCCGCTCTCTGAATCCACGCTTCGGCGCGAGGGTTTGGTGGTTGGCTCCGCTGAAGGCTACGTCCAGCAGGTCGATGTACCCCAGAAGGATGGCTCCATGCTCAAGGTCAAACGCCTCGTTTTGCCGGGCATGGACAAGCCATTCCAGCCAGATGCAGGCTGGGACTACAACCCTGCCGCCGATTACCACGGGAGCAACCAGTGAGCGAGCTTCGCCTTGAGGTCAACAGCAGCGCCGTGAGCGCCGAACTGGCCTCTATTCAGCGCCGCCTGATGAATCCACAGGTGCTGATGCGCGGCATCTCGGTCGAGTTGCTTTCTCTGACCGAGGCCGCGTTTGCAAAAGAAGGTGATGGGGAGAAGTGGCCGAAGTTGGCGCTGTCCACCATCCGGCGACGTGAGAAGAAGGGCCAATGGCCTGGCAAGATGCTCCAGGTGTCAGCGGGTGGCTTGGCCGCCAGTGTCCAGCCGTTCAGCAACAGCAAAGAAGCGGGCCTGTCGGTTTCCAAGCCTTACGCGGCCATTCACCAGTTTGGTGGCCAAGCTGGCCGAGGTCGCAAGGTGACCATTCCCGCCCGTCCATATCTGCCCATGCGGATGAAAGGCACCGATCTGGAGCTGACCCCGAAAGCCAGCGAGTCAATTTTGGGCTTGATGCGTGATTTAGTGGATGGGAAGCTCGGTTGAGCCGCCCGAAGTCGAGCCGGTTATTATTTTCGCCTGTTGCAAGCGTTTTTTAGAACCCGTCCCGTTTCTTCCCGATTGTTCCAGCCTCTTCCCGGATTTATCTCGTTACTTCCCTTGGGTTTATCTCATTCCCGTTCACATTCGGATAGGGGGTCGCAATACGTCTCCATCTTGTACACCGAGCGTCTAGCGCAAGCGGGCATAGAACCCTCGGTGGGGAGTCGTGGTGACAGCTATGACAACGCGTTGGCCGAAACGATTAACGGGTTGTACAAGGCCGAATTGATTCACCGCCGTGCGCCTTGGAAAACGAAGGAGTCTGTGGAATTGGCAACCCTTGAATGGGTGTCATGGTTCAACCACCACCGACTGCTGGAGTCGATTGGGTATATTCCACCTGCCGAGGCTGAGGCCAACTACTATCGGCAACTCGCTGAGAAGGCCAACACCGAAGTGTTAACTTAAACCAACTGGCCTCCTCGAAATGCGGGGCGATTCATATTCCACAGTTCCTCTAGGTCAAGTCGCTTTGCTTTCAAATCCGCAATCTGGCGTAGAGCATTGAAATGCTCAAGATGCGTTGGTTCTCCTGCGGCGACCTTAACGCCTTTAAGTAAATGCCTCCATTCGGATTTTGTTGCTAACTGAAGGAAGCCAAGTTTTCCCCCGCCTTCAAGATGGAAGCAAATCTGACTCAGCAGCGCAAATTGCTTATGTATGGCAATTTCATTCGAAAGCGTGGCTCTGTGTTGAAGTGTTAGGGAGTACTTTGCGCTTGACTCAACCGCCGATTCAATTTTTTCAATTAGTGATGTCCAAACTTGACGCTCAATTGCTCCATGTAAGCCCGCAACGATAGCGAACGGCCTCCAGCTTTGAGCAAGCAATTCATCGTCAAATTCCGACAGTAAACTTGCCAGAACTAAGGCAAGTTCCTCACTCTTTACTTCGCTTTCGAGCCATTTGTCTTTTCCTGCTGATATGTCTTGTAAAAGTAGCGCCTCGAAATCGGCGACCATCGACTTGAATTGGCTTTCATTTGGCAAGTCAGGTAACTTAGGAACGTGGAGTCTGGAGTCGTCCTCTTCACTTTGATCGAATGAAGCGCCGAGTACATACAGTCGTTCGATGTCTGTGATCTTTGCTTCAATACTGACGGAAACGTTAATTGATGAAGGTATCCAATCATTACCTTTTTTGTTTTGTAAAACTAACCTAGCCGCATCAGCAGGCGTGTATTTTTTTACACCTAGATCAATTGTCTTGTACTCATTTTCAATTGCTTCCCTCAGCAAGTGTTTTAAAGCTAGCTGCCTTTTGATTAGTTCGTTGCGCTCTTCTTCATATCGTTCGGCCTTTTTAGCAAGGCTTTCATATGTTTCGCTCGTAAGTCGTTCAGTAATAGAGCTAACAGCAGACTCAAGCTGACGTCTAGCCAATTGATCGCTCCCTAGAACAGATACGCACAAGGGTTTAAGCATGTCAGGCACTTTGTCTCTTAAAACTCTAAGTGCCTTAGTCGTGTGAGCCGTAACAAGAATGGATTTACCCTGAGAAAGTAAGTGCCCGATCAAGTTGCTAATTGTGTGAGTCTTGCCTGTACCCGGAGGACCTTGAACAACCACTGATCCACTTCGATCAAGTCTCTTTACGATTTCAATTTGTTCTTCGTTTGCTTCGTTGACAAGAAGAATTTCTTTTGAGGAAAAAGACTCAGGGAGTTTTGATCCATGCTCAGCATGTGACGATGAGCCTTTTTGACTGTCTGATAAACCAGAAGCACTCCATTCAGTCGCTTCTCCAGTAATCTGAGAGAGAGACTGGGGAAACAGTGGCTGTCCATCAATGTGATCAAGAATTTTATCGACCGCGTTCGCAATACCTGCCGTTCGATTTCTTAGTACAAGAACTGGATCTCTCCAGATACGAGGGTAATTCTTATTTCCATCGCTTGGCTCGTCTAGGTATTCGCCCTTCGTAGGTGACACTGTTAGTGCGAAGGCTTTTAGGAATGCCGATGTGTCTTCCCATCCCAATGGGTGATATCCGGAATTTTCTAATTCTTCTTTTCTGTTACGAATCGAAACTGATTCAACTTCCTTGAGATCAAGGAAAAGATTGTTATAAAGCTCAACCTCTCTATCCGTCTCATGTACTGTGAATTCTGGAATGTTTGGGTTGAACCTTAATTCGACGCGTTTAAGGATGATCGGGTGCTGAATGCTTACTGCCCCGTCAATTCCTGACTCCGTACTCCAAGACAGCATGCCATCAGCTAGGACTAGCTCAAGCTTTTCACCTTCTTTATCAATTCTTGAATACAAGGTGTAAAAATTTTCGAAGTACTTCATTGCGCCACGAGCAATGATTTCAGGCGCTGTCCATTTCTTGCGGTCAACTAACCAATCGGCAAACTGATCGACTCGCAATTGCTCATCAGTGAAGATTATTGTCTTCGTAACCTCAATTTCATTTCCTTCTTCATCAATCTCAATTGCTTGATGATTTTTACTTTCAGCAGTTTCGGGGTTTGTGTATGGGTCATCCCAGCCGGGTAGCAACCAATCTAAGCAGGACTCTGGAGGATTTGGGCATCTTGTGAGTTTTGGTCTAGAGACTCGAATCAGTACATCAGGTACTTCTAGTGAGTTCTCAACTTTTACAGGACGAAACAATTGCGCAGAGGGATGCTTCGGCATTTCAGCGATACGAATCACATATTGCTGATCACTTAAGCGTCTAACAGGACGAAACTGAATTTGGTTCGCTTCTTTAAGAAAAGCATATAACTGCCTTACTTTTAAGCGAAGTTTGTCTGCCACACCATCAATGGGGTTAACGATTTCCGTCACTTTTCGACTCCATTCTGCATAGGGAAGACGCCGTCTTCAAGGCACTTTGTAGTTTTTTGGGCGGGCGTGAAATGTCGCTTAACTATTGCTTGAAGCAGATTCAGAACTATTACGAGATCTTGCTTGAGTTCTGAATATGCTTCTTTGTAGCTTTTGTGAAGTTTTCGCTTCACGTCAATTCACCAATGTTTGATGCGCTCTGCAGATCTGAGTCATCTACGACCACATCAACCTTATGAATAATCTCTTTCAACTCGGTAAGCAGAGAGGCTTCTTTGACTTGATTTGCGTCAGCACGGAAAAACTCTCGATTTGAGCGAATGCGCTTGTCGGAAAAGATGCGATGCAGTTTGCCTTCCACCAAGGCCGAATTACCAACCTCAGCGGCATAGAAGCACTGGAATGGCAACGGCATGCTGGTGTTGTCCAACTCCCTGATTCGTTGCTCGACGCTGGTGGTTGTGCGTCCAATTTTGACCATGCCTTCCATGGCCTCATTGGTCAGGACGTAAACAATTTCAGACATCAACTTTCTTTCTTCTGGCGGGTAGACACAGGGAAGTGCTCATTCTCTACGTTTTTGATTATTTTTTGGGCTTGGGAGACGTATCTTTTGACATGTGCGTCAAAGATGTTTCGTCCTAGCAACCGTTCGGCGGTGGTCTTGGACAAGTCCTGTCTGCTGGCCTCTTGGTTGAACCGCATCTCAACGCCAATTTCCAAGAAGGTCTTGCGCTCTTGCTTGGAAAAGGCATGGTTGGCTAGCCATAGGACGTGGGCTTCTAATGTCCGTCCAAAGTAGTGCACCAAGTTTGGATAAAGAGCATCATGAAAGCTGAAAGGGGGGGTTCTAAATTGTAGATGTGAGGCCATACGAGGGACAGGGTCCAGAACGTTGGCAAACCCCCCTGACGCTGATCAAAGTGAAGCTATGACAGTGCAAACTCCAACACGTAACTGTTTGGCGATTTGCTTTTTGCCGAGCCCATTTTCATGAAGTAATCTAATGGCGATACGCACTGATTCATTCATGTTGGTAGGACGACCCAGCTTCACCCCGCGCTCTAGGGCCCTTTGCTGCCCAGCACGGATCTTTGCTGCTATCAGCGTCTTTTGATAGTGCGTCATAGCATCTACAAACTTAAGCACAGTAGGCCCTTCAGGATTGCTCGTATCAATACCCTGATTCTGAAACAGCACTTCTACCTTGCAGCTTTGAAGACGTTGAATCAAACGAACCAAGTCTTCAAGTGAATTCCCAAAAATGGATATGTCCCATACCATCACTTTGGAAAATACTCTTTTTTCAGCCATTTTCATCAACGATTCAAGACCTGTCATGGGCTCCCTAGGATTCAAGCATTGATCGCCTTTATCAGAGAAGATAGCAACAACAGAATCCCCTGATTGAAGTGCAAATTGCCGCATTGCAATTAGCTGATCATTGGAAGGCTTCAGATGGGATTCACGCGTGTAGATTGCAACCCTCATGTCACTTTACCGGCCTGAATAGCTGCATTCTGAACAGATATGGGGTGCATGTTGATGGGAAATTATTGAACTACATGAACGGGAATTTGACTCAATGGTGTTGTTGGTTCAATAAGTGCAGACTCAAGTTGGCCTTTTTCTCGGAGATCTGAACACCAAGTAGGCGCTTTACCCCGACCAGTCCAAGTCAACGAAGGATCTACGGGATTACGATATTTGGCAGCTACCTTAGCTCGAACCAGAGTTTTCTTTATGCCCTTTGAAGTTTTCACCGTTTTAGAACTTGTTGGACTGGTTCCATTCAATGCATTCAAGATTTTGGACGCCGGTAATTCAGCTTCGTTTGCAAGACGAAGGATCTTAGCCATGGTTCGTTCTTGATATTTCTTCTTGAGTACTGGTTCTTTGTTCAAAATATCATGCATTCGTTTTTTAAAAGATTCAAGAACTGCATTAGTGAAAGTCATGGTAATAATCCTATTAAGTTTTAACACTTGTATTTTATGGATTTCTGAATTTATCGCCAAATCAAGCTCATCGAGGATGTAATTGTCTTCATATGGGGAAGTGATGGCTAAAGAAGAAAAAACAAGTAAAAAACCCGCACAATGACGGGTTTTCTTTAAAAGCATGAAATATCAGTATTGTTAAATTCTTCCATAACTTACAAAAAGGTCATAGACCTCGACTTGAACAGACTTGCCGTTTAAACCTTTTTTCCATCCATGACGGAGTGGATAAGGAACACCCAAAAGTTCAGCTTGAATCTTTTTAAGCCCAGTACCACTCTTTTGACCGAACGTGATATTTGCAGAATTTAACACTATAAAATTTGAAGACATATATTATCCATAATAATATTTGGACAGCGTGCAATAATTATGCGTGCTGATTATGAATCGACTTGATTCATACTCTGTTTCTCCAACCACCTCATCTAAAGTCGTGTTTAGTGGTAAAGGCTGAGAAATCTAGCGGTTAAAGTATTAAATTAGTTTCTTAACTTTTCTTGACCGTCAATCCTCTCCTCATAAACTCCCATAAGAACATATCAAGATTTCGACATCGTTCCGCTTGCATTACAGCCCAGTAGATTAAATCATCCGGAGCATTACATAAGCGTTGTCCGCTACCTCGACCATTTGGTATAATCATATTTTTATTAAAATGTCTTTTGTTCCCCATTGTTACTCCTTTAAGTATGGATCATCGGTGTCCATATGCTTATTGTAATATTTCAGATATAGAAAGTCAAGGATTTGATAAGGAATTTGACAAAACAAATAATCAAAATATAGCTTGCAATTGGTGATGCGTTTACAATACAATATATGCCTAAGCCTTTTGTTGATGATTTATATCAATCTTTAAGGTGAGTACCCCATACATTCACCTGCATATTATTTCAAATGTGGTCAACACAACTTGCCCAAATTATTGTTCAATGAGTGTGAATGAATTCAATGGCCCCGATTTTGTTTGACCGTAAGGGATTGCTTGCTGAGGTTATGTCTCAGTTTCGGATCAGCATATCTGGCTACCATGGAACCAATCACTGGACGCGAGTTCGGCATCATGCGTTAACCATTGCTAAAGAATCTGGAGCAGATTTGTTGGTTGTGGAACTCTTTGCTTTTTTGCATGACAGTCAAAGGATCAATGAAAATGAAGATCGCATGCATGGAGAAAGGGCCGCAGAATATGCCGAGTCATTGAACCAAATTTATTTCGACCTGCCGGATTCAGGGCTCGACAAGTTGGTGCACGCTATTAGATTTCACAGCTATGGACATGTACATGAGTGTGTCACTATCCAAACCTGTTGGGATTCCGACCGGCTTGACCTAGGAAGAGTGGGTATCAAACCAAATGAAAAATACCTCTCACCGTTTGCTGCTAAACATATTGATGCAGCCTATGAATGGTCTAAGCTCAAAAGAATTAACGATTAAATGTTCTTCCATTGCTAAACTGCATAGAATACTTGCATAGCAATTTATGACATTAATCAGGTTTTCTAGGGTTAAGACCTTTAACCATTTCCATCAGTGCATCGGCGGTTATCTCTGTCCATTCGCCGTGATGTGCAGCAATGAATTTTCGTTGTGTATCTTTTGACATCGATTTATCGCCAAGCAGACGAACATATTCAGCTAAGCATGAAATCCTAGGGTTAGTATTGCGATTACGTCCAGATCTTTTCATTTGAGCCTTTCTTGTTGGTTGATCAATTACACGAGAAAATAGATTTGGTAATATAATGGCATCATATATGAATGAAGATAAAGTAGAACTCTATTGCACATACGACGAATGCCGTAATGAGTGGCAACTTTGGTATCCAAGGCCTTTAGGAGGAATGGAAGTACTTGAGTCATTCACCAATGAAGCAGATGCAAAGCAATTTTGGGAAGATCAAATTGATAGTGCCGATTACGACGCCTAATTGGAAATTTACTAATAGATTAATATCCTTTCAATGATTTTTTCGCATTATTGGCTTCAACGACTTTATGACAACGGTGAGTTTGATGAAGAATTCACAGAAAAGAGCTTCTCCACAAACTTAAAACTCGTCTCCAGAGACATCTCAAATCATGCAATCACATCTTTGATTCAAGAGGAAATTCCCTATTGGAATTTTTTATGCCTAGTAATTCTTCGTGGATTAAAGCATTCCTTAATTACAGGCAGGCTAAATCCCAATGAATCTGGAGTGATTGATTTAGCTTGTAGATCTATTGGAATTGAAAATGCAGGACAATGCCTAAGAAGTCATGGAGTAAAAATCTTGATTCCAAACATCATTAAAATTTTGACTGAGTGGGAAGAAAAATCACCTAAAAGAGTTTTTCCCGATTATCTAAAGAAAAACCTGCAATTTTTCACAGATCACTTAAAGCTAAGTGAAGTCGAAGCTGCTATCTTCGGTCTCTTCATCTTGATCCAATCAGAGCCGATCTTGAGTCGATCACTTGAACTCATGGGTGAAATGAATTGCACTCATGTTCCACGAGTGATTGCCACTCTTCTTAATTTACCCTTGGAAGAGGTGGAAACAGCTTTCTTACCCAAAAATAAACTGCATCAATTTTCCTTGGTTAAACTAAATTTGACTGGCGTATCGGATATTTCTACCTGTTTCAATCTGATGCATCAAAATTTCGGTAAGCATATGTGTACAAGGCAAGACAGTCCATTAGAGATCATCTTACATTTGATGGGCGAATAACTTCTGATAATGGTCCAAAGGCGGGGAATTCTTCATTATTTCTGGAATACAATTTCCCTGCATATAAAACCCAATTGATATCACATCGCTTAACACAACTACTCATTATTAAGTATTTGTGGAAGGGTTTTAATGTGTTCTCACCAATCAATTGGTCCATCTTATCCTGATGAGTTGGATGAACCGCAAAGATTGCATGGTGGTGTAGTCTGGTAGAGAACTCTAAGTTATTTCTCTTTTTTCTTGAAATGACTCTAGTTACTTTCGACTCATGTTCATCAATGAATGCATACACGATTGGCTGTGATGCCTTTTTTGCTACCCCTTTATGCCAATGATTGTCTTCGAAAATATGATCTGGCAAGAGGTTATCCCAATATGTCTGTCTGAAATAATTGTTGATATCTTTGGCGGTTGGTGTATGAGTTTCCCAGTCTTGATATGTAATTGTTACCGCATAAAGAATATATCCTTGGCTTTGTTTTTGTTCAATTAGTTTGCCAATACTTCTGACATGTGGATGAATCAAAGAGGTTCTGATAATTCCATGTTGTCTATAAGAATAATACTCCTGATCTAAGTAGTTTGTCTTGTCTTTATAGATTGATTCATCTGAGTGGTTTGAATTAGTAATTGATTCAGTTGATGTTTCAGTATCTCTTGTTTGAATGTTTTTCATAATTGTTTCTTATATTTTATAATCAGGCACCCCAATTTAAATTGACGCTGCATCAGATCAATTTCAGCACTTAAATCAACTACCCGAATACGAGCCAGCTTTGATCTTTCTTCTTCAATGCCACAAAGGAGATGTAGTGCGTTTTTCCAAACTGGGGATGATGAAGTGTGGACTTCATTTATGAATGCACGTTTGAACATATTTATTCTTTAAATGGGCATTTGGATGTATTTATGCTTTGCAATCTACAGGCGATGTTTAACCTGCATTTGCTGCATGAATGTTTTTTGGTCAGGGTTCGGCGTCTTGTTAAAGGATAAATCCCAAGAGCGGAAGTGATATTTCTCAAACTGTCAAACTATTAGAGGGTTCAACAGGTTAAAGGTAGCGTTTTATTTGGTTTTTAATTTAGATTTTTCATATGTATAACTCTCGTATGTATAAGACGTATATGCAAACTAAAACGTAAATTGACCGTTTAAAGCCGTCAATTTATGTACTTAAGCTATTGTGCAATACTGACTCAATGCCAGTTTCTTCATGCCTTGTATAAGTATGCGCTATTCAATGTCAACAAATCAAGTACTTTGAAATAATTTCTTGATTGAGCTACATGCTTGTACGTACCAAGATAAGGCTTTGCTGCATACTTCCAAGTGTATTGACTAAATTTATTTTTTGTTCGGCATGGTCATTTTGATACATGCAACAGCCACTCTACAAGTACCTACCTAAGCAATATCTGCAAGCATTCCTTTCACGTGGCAGCTTGAAGATAGGCACACTGCACGACTACAGAAAAACTGAATCCTATGGGGATGTCATCGGCGATAAAAACGAAGGCCTTCACAAGACAGAGTTGTTTTTGGAAGGTGGTGGCGAAATTGACCTAGCATCCAACTCACCAGAGTCTGAGTATTTTCGTAAACATGTATTACAGCCAGAACAGCGAGATGCCAAAGTCAAAATCATTCTCGAAGAT